ATGGCGCAGCACTTGATCAAAACGCTGTCGATACCGGCGACGGTCGTGCGTGGCGAGCAGGAAGTGCTTGGCAAGCGTGACGAGCGCGCCGCGCAACAGGCACAGCAGGCAGAGATGCAGGAAGCAATGCAGATCGCGCAGGCTGCAGGCAAAGCAGCGCCGATGGTCAAGGCCGTGGATGACGCGACCATGAACCAGCTGCCTGCTGAAGTGCCTGCAGACGCAATAGAAGCCGCATGACGCCGTCAGAGCTACGACTGACATACAAGACGCTGTTTAACACTGACGACGGTCAGATCGTCTTGGAAGATTTGCGAACGCGCTTCCATGGCGATCAGCCGACGTTTAGCAGCGACGCTTTGGAGATGGCCTACTTGGAAGGCCAGCGCAGCGTCGTGCTGATTATACGCAACATGATGAAAGACCTCGATCACAACATAATGGAGATGATGAACGATGAGTGAAATGCTCGCTGGTGAGCAGGTAGCGGAGGTCGCCGATACGGCGGTAGCCACGTCTGACGAAGCGGCAGTCGCAGCGGATTGGAAAGCTGCACTCCCCGATGATTTACGAGAGCATCCAAGCATTGCAGGCATGCAGGACGTTGCCAGCTTGGCGAAGTCTATGGTGCATGCGCAAAGCATGGTCGGTGCCGACAAGATCGCGGTGCCGGGCAAATGGGCAGACGACGAAGACTGGAGCCAAGTCTACGACAAGCTCGGTCGACCGGCGTCAGCTGAAGACTACGGTTTGCAATTCGAGGTGCCGGACGGCGAGGCTGATCCTGCATTGACCGGCTGGTTCGCAGAGACCGCACACAAGATCGGTCTAAACACGAAGCAGGCGCAGCAGCTCGCCGACTCTTACATCGAGTTGACCGGCGGCATGGGTCAGCCGGAAGTCGACCTGGAAGCGGCGAAGGCAGAGGCGACCTCTGAATTGCGTCAGGAATATGGCGCAGCGTTCGATGACCGTCTTGGCAAAGGTAACAATTTTCTCGGCGAGTTCGGTGCGGACGGCCTGATGGAATTACGGCTGCAAGATGGCACGCCGTTAATGAATCATCCGGCCTTCATTCGCACCGTGGTCAACGCCGCGCAGTACATTCACGAAAGCGTCAGCGAGGACAAGCTGATCGGCGACAAGGACAGCAATGTCGTGACGCCGGGCGAAGCGCAGAAACAGCTCGAAGAGGTGATGCGCGAAGATAGCCCTTACTGGGATGCGCGACATCCGCAGCACGACGTCTACGTGCAGCGCGCGCTTTCGATACAAGAGATGATTCATCCAGACCTGGATGATGAATAGCGACTGAACGGATCAGGCCGACAAGCGAAAGCCCGGCCTGCAAAGCAAAGTCGTTGACGACAAAGTCGTGGATAACCGAGAGGCCCACGCAATAGGCCCGTGAAAACGGATAACCGCTGATTTGTAACTTTCAACTGATGGAGGCTAATTTGTCTACGCAAATTACCACCGCGTTTAGTCAACAGTTTTCGACAAACGTGATGCTCTTGAGCCAGCAGAAAGGCTCATTGCTTCGTCGGGCAGTCAGCGAAGAGTCTATCGTCGGAGAGAAGGCTTTCTTCGATCAAATAGGCAGTGCAACGGCTCAGAAGCGCACTACACGACACGGTGATACACCGTTAAGTGAAACGCCGCACTCGCGGCGCATGGTTACCATGGATCACTACGAGTACGCGGATTTGATCGATGATCCCGATAAAATCCAAATGCTCATCGATCCGACTTCGACCTACGCAAACGCAGCCGCGTATGCGATTGGTCGCAGCATGGACGACGCCATCATCGATGCCGCACTTGGTTCGGCCTCGACTGGCAAAGCAGGCAGCACCTCTACGGCGTTGCCAGCTGGTCAAAAGGTTGCTGTCGGTTCACCGGCTGCTGGCCTTTCCATAGCGAAACTGGTCGAAGCGAAAAAGATTCTCGACCAGAACTCGGTTGACCCAAGTATCAAGAGATACATTGCGGTGCATCCAGAGCAGATCGAAGACCTGCTCAACTCGACGACTGTCACTTCTAGCGATTTCAATACCGTGAAAGCGTTAGTACAAGGTGACATCAACACGTTTCTCGGATTTGAGTTCATTACCTCAACCCGCTTGAACGTCGATAGCTCAAGCCACCGCAAGGTGTTTGCTTGGGCCGAAGACGGCATCAAGCTGGCGGTCGGTAAAGACCTCAAGACCGAGATAGGCCCTCGTGCAGACAAGAGCTATTCGACGCAGATTTACGTCTGCGCTTCTTTCGGTGCCACGCGCATGGAAGAAGAAAAAGTAGTTCAGATTCTGTGCAGCGAGTAAGGAGGTAATCATGGCTAATGTGAATCAAGACCTGGTTACAAACTTCCTTGCCGATCCGCATGCGATGAACCCGGTTCATCAACTCGGCGGTCGTATGCGTGTCGCAAGCGGCACCATCGCACTCGCGGCAGGAGATTTGTCTGCAAGCGACACGGTCATGCTGTGTCCGCTGCCGACGAACGCGTCGGTCGTCTCGATCAAGTTGTTTAACGACGACTTGGACAGCGGTACGACCAATACGTGCGATGTCGGTCTCTACTCTGCCGATGGCGAGGTTACCGCAATCGATGACGACGCTTATGCGTCGGCGATCACAGACCTTCGGGCTGCTGTGGTTACCGGCACTGAGGTTGCCTTCGAAGCCCGTAACATCAACACCATGGGTCAGAAAGTATGGGAAGACGCCGGTCAGTCATCTGACCCCGGCGGTCACTATCTGCTCGGACTTGTTTTCGACGCAGCCGGTGACACGGCAGGCGATCTGTCGTTCGTGGTGACATACGTGGTCGACTAAGGAAATCAGCGGGGAGCTGGCGATTGCGGCTCCCCGCATTTCTTTATGCGCGAGTTAGTTAAATACGCTTTGACCGAAAGCGAAGCGGCGACGATCCGCACGGTCACAATGATGCAGTTCGATCATCCGCTGGTCGAACGCATGGTCGACATAATGAAATTGTACGCACCGGACGCGGCGGTCACGCCGAAGTCGTATGTGCGTGTAGAGAGCAAAGCAGACGGTCACGACTGGCACTGCGACACCGGCAACATGGGTCACATGAAATGGTGCGCGTACAGTGGCAGCGTTTTGCTTACAGATGATTTTGTCGGCGGCGACTTCGAGTTCGACGACGGCACGAAGCACAGACATTACCTCGATCTGCTGATCTTCAGCAGCGACGAAAAACACCGCGTGCTGCCACACGGCGGCGGTGATCGCATGGCACTGTTATTATTTTTGGGACGCATCGATGGCGAGTGAAGTTGATATCATAAACAGCGCGCTGAACATGATCGGCGCAAGCAACATCATCAGCCGCAGCGAAGACAGCAAGTCGGCGCGTGTGACGAACCAGCGTTTCGATTACGTGCGTGACGCCGTGCTGCGCGCGCACCCGTGGAATTGTGCGGTGACACGCCGCGCGCTCGCACCGGACAGCGAGACGCCTGCATTCGATTGGTCGTATCAGTTTACTTTGCCGACTGACCCATATTGCCTGCGCGTACTTCGTCTCGATTACCTCGATGTCGAGTTCCGCGTCGAAGGCCGCAAGATCGTGACCGACGAATCTGCAATCAATCTGATTTATGTTGCGCGCGTCACTGATACAAACGAATGGGATCAGCTGCTCATCGAGGCGATTGCCGCGCGTCTGGCAGCTGATGTCAGCTTCACGCTGTCGCAGTCAACATCGCTTACACAAAACATGTATGCGCTTTATGAAAGCAAGCTCAAAGAAGCGCGCTTTGTTGACGCGACAGAAGGCACGCCGGGTGCGGTGCTTGGCGTCGCAGCCAGCGGCGCACTTCAGGCCGACTACTTTACGGATGCGCGATTGTAATGGCGAAAGCGACTTTCGCATTCAGTAACTTTACGGCAGGCCGTCTGTCGAAACGTCTCGGCGGTCGTACCGATCTGTCGAAGTATTACAACGGCTGCTCTGAGTTAGAGAACTTCATCGTGCATGCGCACGGTGGCGTATCTCGCCGCCCTGGCACGCGCTTCATCGCGGAAGTGAAAAGCAGCAGTGCCAGCACTCGTTTAATTAGATTCCAGTTTAGCGTCGAGCAGGCGTATGTCTTGGAATTTGGCAATAATTATTTTCGCATATTCAAAGACGGCGGTCAGATCACCAGCGGATCGCCAGCGACGGCTGTCGAGGTCACGACGACTTACACGACGGCGCAGCTGTTCGATCTCAAGTTCGCGCAATCTGCCGACGTAATGTACGTGGTTCATCAAGATCATCCGGTGCGCAAGATTAGTCGCACCAGCGACACCGCGTGGACGATTGCCGATGCGGAATTCAAGCGTGGTCCGTTTATGGACACGAATTCAACAACGACGACATTGACGGCAGACGCGCGCACAGGTTCATCGATCACCATAACAGCGAGCGCCGTTACCGGCATAAATAACGACACGGGTTTTCAGTCGACCGATGTCGGTCGCTACGTGAAGCTGCATCATGGCTATGCAGAGATATCGGCGGTCGGCAGCACGACGAGCGTTACAGCGACGGCGTTGGAGAACGACGACTTTATTGCAGAGCTGGAGCCGTCGTACACGTCGAACACGATCAGCTTCAAGGAAGGCGATCCAGACAGCACCGGACTTGAACACAACGACCGCATTCTCGACAGCGACAAGCAGTTTCTGAAACAAGGTTTCAAGGACGGCATGGAGATCACGATCAGCGGTACAACGTCGAACAATAAAGACGTGCTGATCGTGAAGGTGACTGAAGACACGTTGGTCATATCGCCGTCTGATGATCTTGCCGACGAGGCAGCAGATACCGGCCACACGTTGGCAGGCAAGCTGGTCGCCGATGATAAATTTGCGTTGGGCGCATTTAGCACGACGACTGGCTTTCCAAGCTGCGTCGCGTTTTACGAAGAGCGTTTGACCTTTGCCGCAACGACGGCGCAGCCGCAGACGCTGTTCTTCTCGGTCGGCGGCAGCTTTGAGGACTTCGCCAGCGGCGACAAAGACGACAGCGCGCTGACATACACAATCGGGTCGAACGAGATTAACGTGATCCGCTACCTGTCGTCATCGAGGTCGCTGCTTGTTGGCACGCAGGCGTCGGAATTTGCGGTACGTGCGTCCGGCACTGACGAGCCGATCACACCGACGAATGCGCAGATTAAGCAGCAAAGTGCGCATGGCAGCAGTGACGTTGAGCCGGTCAAGGTCGGCCACACGGTTTTGTTCGTGCAGCGTGCTGGCCGCAAGGTTCGCGAGCTGACCTACAACTTCAATAGCGATACCTATATCGCGCCGGACATGTCGATCCTGGCTGAAGATATTACCGAGACCGGCATTGTCGACATGACGTATCAGCAGGAACCGGACAGCGTTGTCTGGTGCGCGCTGACAGACGGCAGCATGGCGTGCATGACATATCAACGCGAAGAGAAAGTCGTCGGCTGGCACAAGCACAAGATCGGCGGCATCAGCGGCAACTGCACGGTGACCGTGACCGACTTTGCAAACATCGCGGTCGGCACAAAGCTGACGCTCACCAAGAGCGACGGCACGACGGTTACCTTTACCAGCGAAGCGGCTGGATCATCGTCACCGAGCAGCTCGCTCGGTTTCAGACCAAACACAAACAACGATACGACTGCCGACAACATTCAGGCAGCGATCAACGCGCACGCAGATTTTACCGTGGCAAACCCTGCGGCAAACGTGTTGACGATCTACGAGACGACGCGTGCAGGTGCCGGGTTCTTGTCGATCACGTCGACCGACGAGGTGCGACTTGCGGTTACAGATCAAAGTCACGCGCTTGTCGAGAGTGTTGTGTCGATACCGTCATCGTCCGAAGACGAAGTCTATATGATCGTGCAGCGCACGATAAACGGCGCGACAAAACGCTATGTCGAATACATGAAGAATTTTGATTTTGGCACTGACGTGTCAGATGCGTTCTTCACCGACTGCGGACTGTCGTACAGCGGTTCCGCTGCCACGTCACTATCGGGCCTTTCGCACCTCGAAGGTGAGCCGGTCGTTATCCTGGAAGAAGGCAGCACGCATCCCGATCGGCAGGTGAGCAGCGGTGCAATCTCGCTGTCACGTTCGACAACAAAAGCGCATGTCGGTTTAAAAAACGAAAGCACCTTGACGACGATGCGCCTCGAAGCAGGCAGCACAGACGGCACGGCGCAAGGCAAGATCAAGCGCATCGATGAGGTCACAGTGCGTTTCTTTCGCACGGTCAACGCGCAGGTCGGCGGCGATACATCGACGCTCGACCGTATACCGTTTCGCTCCGGTGCCGACGCTATGGATGTCGCCATACCGCTGTTCGACGGCGACAAGGAAATCGAGTTTCCAAGCGGGTTTGATCAGGACAGTTTCGTCGTCGTGCGGCAGGACTTGCCGCTACCGATGACGGTCATCGCCGCTTTCGCACGGGTGCAGACATTTGATTAAGATCATCGACTTCGTTGCCGGTCACGCCGAAGACCTGATCGAGCAGGGCCGTCGCGATTTCGGTTCGCTCGCCGATGCAGACACGACGATGAAACCATATTTCGACACGGTCGCGGCACAGCCGGGCATGGCCTACAGCATGATCGACGACGGTCACCTGATCACGTCAGCAGGTATCTACAAGGTCTGGGACGGCGTGGGCGAGGCGTGGCTGCTGCCGAGCAGCCGCTTGCTGGCAAAGCCGCGCAAAGCGGTCAAAGCGGTACGGTCGTTTCTCGATGAGGTTAGCGAGCGCGAGGGCTTTCGACGTGTGCAGGCGACCACGCATGCAGACTTCACGCGCGGTCGTCGTTTTCTTGAATGGCTCGGTTTTGAGAATGAAGGCGTGCTGCGCGGGTACGGCCCGGACGGCAGCGATCACATAATCTATGCGAGGGTTAAATAATGTTACCAGCAGGATCAGGCGCGCCAGCCGCAGGTTCAATAGGTATGGGTACAGTGCTTGGCGGCGCAGGACTTGGCCTCCAAGCGTTCGGTATGATGTACCAAAAGCGTGCTGCAAAAGCCGCAGCCGCTGCGCAGCAACGCGTTGCTGAGTACAATGCAAAGATATCCGAGCGAAACGCCAAAGCTGCAGAGATACGCGCAGACTTTAGCAAGCTGGTCAGCGAAATCGACATCGTCGACTTCCGCGATGACTTTGAGCGGCTGAACGCCGCTGTCGGCGCACGCTATCGAGCTGCAGGTTTTCGCAGTGATACCGGCACGCCGCGCGAAATACAGATCGCGAATGCGCGCGAGGCAGACGAAGAAATACAGGTGCGTCGCATGAACGCAGACGCGCAGGCATTGGCGCTACGCGAGCAAGGCGTTAACGAAAGATTGCGCGCAAATCTATTCCGCAACCAGGGTCAGCTTGCAATTCAGACCGGCGCGATCCGCGCACAGACGGCGACGATACAAGGTCTGCAAGGCATGACTAGGTCGGCATTCATGCTGGCGAGCGCCTAATGAAGATACCTTTGTATCGAAGACAGACACAGATGACGCGCGACAGCGGTGCGCGACCGCTGTCTGCCTTTGCATCGCCGAGCGACTATGCTGCGCCAGCGAATGCTGCATTTCAGCAAGGTGCTGCGATTGCCGGTGCCGGTCGTGCGCTTGGCGATATTGCCGTTACTGAAGCAAAGCAGGAAAACGCAACGCTGCAGGCAGCTGAAGAAGCTAAATTTGCGGACTTTGTTTTTCAAACGCAGCAAGAGGCGTTGACCGGGCCAGTCGGTCAGTCGCGCATGGTGCCGAACCCTAATATGCCAGCTGGTGCAGGGCCACGTCCGGGCAATTTGGTTGCGGGTCCAGCCGAAACACAGCAACAGCACGTAACCCGTGTGCAAAGGTCATTAGCTGAACAGATAAGCAGGCAAGCTGCGCGCATAGGTGACAGAGATGTGCGCCGTCGTTTCACAGCATCTGCTCAGGCGACAATGCGGTCGGCGCTGCCCGGTCTTAGCGCAACGTATCGCACGCGTTATCTGGATCGCCATCGTGCCACAATGAATCAATCAGATGTCTCGATGCGTCGGCACGTTGGCACATTGAATGGTTTGCCGAGGCAGCAGCAGATCAATAAGCACGTCGATAGAATACGCCAAGACGGTGCAAACCAATTAGAAACAGAAGTAAACATCAATGCGCGCGTGCAGAAGTTTCTGTCAGGCACCGAGCAAGATTTAGTTAGGCAGGAAATCGTTTCTATCGAACGTATGGACGATAGCCAGCAAGAAAGAGCTTATGACAAATTATTCATAAGGCTAAACGACAACGCGCAGTTCAGAAATTTAGAACAAGACGACCGCATCAAGCTGCAGAAGTTCGTAGCCAATCAAAGCGAACGCGCTGGCACTAGCTATGCGAACCGTATTAGCAGGGAAACTTCGCGCAACGAAAAAGTGAGGAAAGACACACAGCTCGCAACCTACGAAAGTTTGCAAAAACGAATACTGGATTATCGACAGTATGTTTTAAGTGACGGCCAAGGCACTCCGGTTAACCCTGTTACAGAAGCAGACATTAGCGGTCTGCGTTCAGTCACAAAACCGATGCGTGACAGTTTGCGCAAGATGATGCGCGGCGAGGACACGATCTACAATCCGAAGCTGTACAAAGACCTGCTCGATCAAGTCGATGAAGCTGTTACAGACGAAGACCTAGAGGCGATACGTGAAGACGTTACCGATTATAATTTGGACGGCCAGCTCGGCGGTTTGGCAGCGCAGGAAATACGAAAACAGATCGATGGTTTAAAAACGAAAACGCCCGACGCGTTAGAGCGGAAGCGGTATAGGAATGCTTTGAAGCAGGCACTAGGTGCTAACGCAACGCGCTTCCAATCAAGACGTACTGACGAAACGCTGCGCGAGGCTGAGATCATTAATTTTTACGATGATGAATTGCAGCGCGGCGTTTTGCCGGGCGTCGCTTACGTCAACGCTATCGAGCGTGGAAAGGCGAAGACAAAAGAAAACGTGACGGCGCTTGTGCAGTCTCTGCCGCCGAAGCTTTATAATTTATTTAAATTTGGAAAAAACAACAAAATACAGCTGCCCGGCGATGACAAAGGAACAGAACCAGAGAAAAGAGCGGCCAATGACGAATTCATAAATGACGTACAAACCAAAATGCTCAAGTATTTGAGAGATCAGATTTCTGGCATCGAGGCTAAATACGATCTTGAAATAGATGGCGTTGTCGGTACTCAACAAGGCATAGAATTCACTGAAGGCATGGACTCTCGTCGCATGACGCCGCAGCAGCTCGGCGAACAACAGCGTTTGGAAGATAAAGAAAAACGCATAACGAAAAAAGATCGCATGACAGTGCGGCAGTTGTTCACCTTAGAACGTCGCATAGAGCAAATTATTACGACGTTAGAAAAAGCGGCAGATGACGGTTACGTCGATCCAAACAAATTAAACGGCGGCGGCGATGGTGACCTCGAAGACCCAAACAAAGATAGAGGCGGCAAATGATTATCGGTTCGACATCGATGATGGAGAGCAATCCGTATGCTCCCGAAAAGCCGCAGTCGCTTACTGATAAAATGGCCGAGAACGAAGAGCGTCGTGAGTTCATGCAGAGCAGAGTTGCGCAACAGCTTCACGAAGCGGAGATCGATCCAGAGATCGCCTATAACCTCGACGTTAAACCGATTGGCATCGATGAGTTAGAGTACAACGACAGCACTCTAATGGACGACGGCAACTGGTACGAGGCCAGTAAGATCGTACACGACTATCGTGAGAAGATTAACGCATATAGTGATCGACCAGCTGATCTGCGCGCTAGAACGCTTTCTATTCTTGCTGGCCCGGTTGATCCGAGCGGTGCAGCGATGACAGATCGCAAACGTGCGATGGCGCATGATGCAAATGAGATATCAGAATACGGCATCGAGTACGCCGGTTATCTGACGCACAACTTTACAGGCAGCACGATAGAATTTTCTAAAGCTGATGAGATGCCGCAAGAGGTTGCTCTAGCGACAGCGGCGCTGTTGGAAATGTATGACCGGACGCCTGACGTTTCTTGGCCCGGCACGTTTCGGTTTTTGAAGAACGCCGCTATCGATCCGCCGAATGCGGTCGGTCTCGGTAATTTGAAGATTGTCGGTGAATTGATAAAAGCTGGCGGCAAGGGCGCAATGAAAAAGCGTCTCATGCAAATTGCTCTTGGCTCTAGTGTTATCGGTGCGGAAGGCTCTGCCTATGCCGCTTGGTCCGACTATGTGCAACAGCGCATGCGGTTTCAGCCGCCGTCTGATGACGAGCTGCGTGACATGGATTACCCTGGGGAAGAACGCACGTTTCAGCCAGACTATGACAGCATAGGCCAAAGCGCCGCGCTGGGTTACGCGTTGGGGTCAGGTTTGACGGCTGCAGCTACACAAGCGCGTCCTGTTGTCGGCGCAGCGCGCGATGCTTTCAATCGCGCTGTCTATGGTGACCTGGACGGCGGCGCGGTATTGCGTAGCGGCATAGGCCCGACGAATACACGCAACTTCAATCGCGAAGAGAATGCAGCGTTCAAGGCTGCGACAGAGCGAACGGAAACTGTCGTCGGCAAAGACGGCGTAGAGAAACAAGTCGTCAAGGTCGATCGGGCAAAGCGTCAATTAGCGAAGCAACGCGCTGCTGAAATCCGATCGAATTTTGCTATGGATGACGGCTGGCGCGAGATACGCGTTAACAGCGTTAAGTTCGACAAAGACGGTGCGCCGGTCATAACTTGGAAGCAACCGTCTTACGGATATAACAAGCCGCCGAAAGGACTGACTGAAGACGAACACGCGCGCAGTCTTGCTGACAAAATGATCGACGATGTCGCGCGCGTTGTTGGTCGTGCGGCAACTGGCGACCGCGCCGCAAGAGATATTATCGGACAAGCAAATTGGTATCGGTCGATGCGCACGCGGCTGCGCGCAGAGTTCGGTGGCATGGCAGATGTGTTCGCCGATTTGCTTGGCGCGACATCAGCGCAAACAGGCGTCGAGCAGAATTGGAATAACAGCATCGAGATTCTGCGTCGTTTCACGCGTGGCGAGTACGATGAAGAAATAAAAATGTATACGGATCGACTTGCCGCTGGTGAAACCGTTAACCCGACTAATCTTGCGAAGCTCGACAAGGCTGGCGAGTTTAAGCTAATCAGATCAGCTGCTGGCGCATTGTTTAACACAAACAGTCCGGCAGCGACCGGCGCGCTGCTCGATATGTTCCGGCAGGTGAAACAAGGCGCGGCACCGAAGACCAAAAACTTTACCGGCAACCTTATCGGATACGGACGCGACGCAACGGTCGACGTATGGGCAGCGCGTTATCTGACCGACATAGCAGGTCTGCCTCGCATACCGCCGCCAGCAGAAAAGGCAGTAACTGGCGGTCACCGTGTTGGCTCGACACTTGAAAACCCGCAGATCACTGGCGAGTTCGGTTTTGGTCAGAAAGTATTCGAGCAGGCAGCGAACGACATAAACGCGTCCGGCGTTGTAAAATCGTTTGATCCTAATCTCGGCGATCTTGGTGCTGACGATCTGCAGGCGCTTGTATGGTTTCTCGAAAAAGAGAAATGGACAAAGCAAGGCTGGACGACAAAAGCAGGCGAAGGCGGTTCGCTCGACTTCGAGGCGTCACTTGCTGGCGCAGCTGATCAAGCCGCAATCAAAGAAGCACGTCGCACGGCAACGGAAACATTTACGCCGCCTGCGCGCCGCAAAACGGAAACTGACGAACAGTACGCGATGCGTGTGCAAGACGCAGAGTCCGCTGCAATTGCCAAGCAACGAAATGCAGAAGCGGTCGTTGACGAGATGGCAGCGCCACTAGATCGCACTGTGCTTGGCGTCGCCCGTGAAAGACCGGGACAAGTGCCAACGAATGTGCAACAGGCAGAGCTGGCGCAAGAGCTGCAGGCACCTGTTATTAACGACGACAGCGTTGTCGCGTTTCAGACCAATAACACTGTCGGCGAGTTTGCCGGCGAAACAGAGCGCGCTCTCAATGCAGAGTATGTGACACGTAGCAACTTCAATCCAACGGCTCTGACACAGTCGCTAATCGACGCCGGTCGTAAGTATGACCAGGACGCTGTATTTATCTCTAAGGTCTTGCGAGATTCGACAGAGAACAGCAGGCCCGGCGTTGAGATTTACTTCCGGCAAAGGCAAGACGTGGACTTCACGCAGAATATTACAGCAAGCTTGCGAAAATTTGGCGTCGATGGTTTTACGTTTATAACAGATGCGCGGCAGCAGGATCGCGCAGTCGTGCAGGCGTCGACCAACGAAGCAACAGCTGGCATAACTGGCGTGCGGTTCCAGTACATACCGGAATTTGACGAGGCGTATGATCCAGCTCGCCATGCGCAAATCATTGCGGAAAAAGAAGCACTGTTTAACCAAGTGGTGCGTGACGTCGCGAACAACGCTGACATTGTGCAAGCTGACGTAGTGCATTACGATACACAGGTCTTTAAACGTCCTACCGGCACCGACTGGATTAACGGAGGTATGACTTACGATGAGTACGTTGGAGCAACAGCTGGCGAGAGAGCTGCAGGAACACGGCGAGGACGACTTCGTGGTGAAGCAGCTGCGCCGCCAGATCGCAGCGAAGAATAGCGGCCAAAGCGCGCAAGACTTATACGTGACCGGCGCTGTTAAAAAGGCACAGCCGCAGCAGTAAAACTTTACAACATACGATCCTTAACAAGGCGTCTTTTAAGACGCCTTTTTTATTGGGTACAGCATGCAAACACCGCGCATAGATTTGCCAAGCAAGGCGATGTCGATGACAGAAGAGGAAATCCTCACGCTGGACGACGACGCAACAGATACGCCTATGGAAGAGGTGCAGGTCGCTGGCATGGGTCCACTAACCGAGCAAGCGCGAGGTGCGCTGCGTCGGCTCGGCTTGCTCCCCGCGCCAGAAGACACCGGCATTGGTTCATCGCTCACGACCGAGCTGGGTCGCGCGCGCCTCAAAGCGCGAGAGCTGGAGAAACGCGAGGCCGAGTTGTCGGAAACGATTGCCGGACAGACCGAGGTGCGCGGGGTGCGTGGCATTGGTGGCGGTCAAGCGGAGATCACTGACGAAAGTCTGGTGCCGTTACCGCGTTACAAAGTCAGTGAAACGGAAACGGGTTTTATTGTGCTAGATGAGGCAGACGGCACTGTCTTGGATATCTTCGAGACACAAGCCGAGGCCGCGGCGTTCGTTACGAACAGGACAACGCTGTCACGGTCAGGACCGCCAGAGCCTACTATCACGCCCGACGCCGACGATGCGGTGCCACCGGAACAGCTCGATCCTGATGCCGGTATGGATCAGGAGAACCTTTTTGAGAGAACGCAAGCAGAAGGTAAATACGATCAGCATACCGAGATCGATCTCGGCGACGATCAACTAAATACGCTGCTCGAAAATCGCCTTAACAATCCAAAGCTGCAGGCTGGCGTGCTTGGCGGCATTCGCATGGTCGGCGAAGCCGGTGATGACAAGGTGCCGGATGAAGGCAATATCCGAAACCTGATCGGCGAAATGGCGAGGCAGATTCAAGGGCAACTGCCGAAGCAGCTGACCGAGCCGCTGCGCAACGAGCAGCTGCGGGACATGGCAGACCTTGTCGGCATGGACTCGGCACAACTTGCGAAACGCATGCGCAACGGTTTCCAGATCGACCCAAAGAATCCCGGCGCGCTGGCGGCACACGTCGTTGCTGCAAAAGACCTGCTGGTCAGCGAGGTAAAAAAGCTCGATCAATTAGCTGATGATGCCGGACCCGGCGCAACGCTTATGGCAAAACTCGAATGGAAGCAGCAGGCAAATCTAGTCGCCAACTTGCAAGCGATGTACAAGGGCGCGCAGACAGACATCGCTCGCGCCCTGGCTGCGTTGCGCATACCGAACCGCGATGACGCAGCTCTGCTAGAGCGCGACTTTGCGCGGCTCGTCGAGGACATTGGCGGCGAGAAAACACTCGACGAACAGATCGAAAGCTACAAGGCAATCGGTGCGGACGAGCTGCACAAAAAGCTCAAGTATGCGCGCGGCGCGTCATTCATAAATCGCGCATTCAGTGCGGCGCATGAAATGTGGATCAACTCGATATTGTCCGGTTATTGGACGCATGTAAAAAACATCGCTGGCGGTCTTAGCGCGATTTTAGCTGACGATATGGCGCTGGCTTATTCAGCAGTCAGGCAATCGCTCGATGTCGGTGCGCAGCGGCAGATTACTGGGCAGCAGGCAGACGTGACGTTCGGCGATGTAAAGGCGCGACTCTATGGTCAGCTGATGGCGTTTCAAGAGGCGTTCTCGGAATCAGCAACGCGCTTTGTCACACGCGAAGAAATATACGGAACGTCCAAGATCGAGAACCTTGGCACGATTCAAAACCCGAGCTTTGCTGGCAGAACGATATCCGAGCAAGGTGATGCGTTCAGTGGGTCAGGACTTGGTTTAAGCGGTGGCCTGGCGACGCTCGCTGACGTGCTTGGCACTGTTGCTACAGGCGGTCGATGGTCTACGCGTGCGCTGGTCGCAGAAGATACGTTTATGAAGGTGCTGGCATATCGCGGCTCGCTCTACGAACAAGCGTATCGTGAGGCAAGAACGCGCGGCAAGGAAGGCGATGATCTGTCCACGTTCGTTGCCAACTTCATACACAATCCGCCAGAGAAAGCTATCGAAGAGGCCAAAGACTTAGCGCGCTATGTCACGCTGCAGACTGACATGGACGGTCAGCTTGCTGATCTGCAGAAGTTCATGCGCAAGACGCCGCTGATGCGCTGGATCGTGCCGTTCTACAAGACGCCGACAAATGCGCTGTTGTGGATTGTCGATCACAGCCCGGCAGCTCCGCTAACAAAACGATATCAGGACGACATGCTTGCTGGCGGCGCGCGAGCTGCGCAGGCACGCAGCCGCATACAGCTCGGCATGGTCGGATTTGGCGGCGCGTATATGGCAATGGCAAATGGAAAATGCGTCGGCGGTATTAGTGCCGACAAAGACGTGCGTGCCACTTATGAGAACCAAGGCATCATGCCTTACAGTTGCAAGATCGGCGACACTTGGATTCCGATTAATACGTTTGAGCCAGTCAGCTCGATCCTCATGCTAGTCGCAGACGTTTATGAAACGGTGAACCATCCGTCGATGAAATCCAAAGACATCGATGAGGTCATAAGCGGCGCAATCGGTGCGATAGGGTATTCGTTTACGCAAAAGTCGTTTATGGCCGGGTTGCAAAAATTCACCAAGGCAATCGGTGATCCAGCGAAATACGGTCAGCGATTACTCGAAGGCTATGGCCGCAGCATGATTCCGCAGTCTGGCGCATTGAATGAAATTCGCCGGTTAAACGATGACATCAAGCGGTTTCGATATGATTACCTGGACGGCCTAATGGATCGCCTGCCGGGGCTGTCTACGCAGCTACCTGCCGAGCGTGATTACTGGGGCCGCAAAACGACACTGCATCGCGCGTATTCGCCGCACAAGCCGAACAGAATAGACATTGAGTTTGGTCGACTGGGATATGGTCCCGAGCCGCATCCGAATGGCTATGGTTTCGAGTTCAACCCAGACGAGCGCGACTTTTTCAAGCAACGTGCCGGACAGCTTTCAAAGCAGTTTATGGAAGAGTTCATGGACGGCAAAAGAAGCGCGGGCAAGGTCGAAGACTTTCGTCGCCACCAAGCGATGAGCATGCGCGCCCGTGGCGAATTTAAACAGAAAATCGACAAAGAACTGCGGCAGGCGTTTGCCGAACTAGCGCATGACGCGCAAGAGGAAGCGCATGAAGACGTAAAGGACAGGTTTTCTGGTTACATAAAAGCCATGGAAGACCAAGAAGCGTTTGAGAATAAACAAACGGAAATTTACATGAAACGTCTAGGAATTGACTGATGACGGTATCGACAACCACGATCAAAAATAGCTACTCGGGCAACGGCAGTACGACCGCGTTCTCCTATACGTTCAAGGTCTTTGCCAGCAGCGAGGTAAAAGTCATCGTGCGCACCGACAGCACGGGTGCGGAAAGCGTGCGCGCTGAAGGCAGCGGCTCGACAAACTACGCGGTGACCGGCGTCGGTGAAGCTGGGGGCGGCACAGTGACGTTCGTCACAGCGCCAGCGAGCGGCGAGACGGTCGTCATACTGCGTGACACGGCGCTAACGCAGGCAACAGATTATCAGCCAGCTGATCCGTTCCCAGCAGAGTCACACGAAGACGCGCTCGATAAGCTGACGCATATCACGCAGGAGATACAAGAAGAGCTAGATCGCTCGTTCAAGGTCTCACGAACAAACGCAATCACCACGCCAGAGTTTGTCGACAGCGCGTCAACGCGAGCGTCTAAGCTGCTCGGCTTCAGCTCTGACGGCAACACTCTGCAAGCGACGACCGGACGCGTCAGTACGGTCAGCGTCAGCAACGTGGCGGTCAGCGGCGGCGCTTCACAAGCGGCGACCGTCTCGTTCAACGATTCGACCGGCGCGCTCGCGCTCGGTATCCCCGTTGGATCGACCGGGGCCGTTGGTGCTACCGGGTCAGCCGGTGCCGATGGAGTGTTCAGTGCGGCAGCATCGCAAAGCGAGGCGGAAACGGGCACCGATAACACCAAAGGCATGACGGCATTGCGGGTCAAACAAGCCGTCGACTCGTATGGCATATTAGCAACGGACATTGGGACGACTGTTCAAGCCTTCGATGCCGACATCATGAAAAGCGACACGACAAAACGCATCACGGCGAACATGGGTTTCACGCCGGTAACGGACAGCAGCAGTAGCAACAGCGTCACGTTTGATTTCAGCACTGGCAACATTAGCAAGATCACGCTGTCGGAAAACATCACAAGCGTCACGCTCTCAGGCGCTACAGCAGGCGATATCCTCCACATTCAGATTACGCAAGATAGTAGCGCGCGCACAATTTCGGGTTGGCCTGCCGCAGTGAAGTGGTCTGGCGGCGGCACCGCCCCGACGATCAGCACGACGAGCGGCGCGGTTGACATCGTGTCGATACTTTACGACGGCAGCAACTATTGGGCGTCTGTTACGCAGGATCATCAATAATGTTTGGTAGCAAGATCAACCCGTCGGGCGCGGCAACAGATTTCGGCGACGAGATTTCAAACAGCATTCGGTTTGCCCGCGCTGACGATCCGGGCATAACTCGAACGCATGACACGACAGCGGATAGCGATAAGAAAGTTACGATATCGTGGTGGCAAAAATTTACAGCCGAGGGCAACGCTGACTCCGGTCTGTATGTTTGTTTTTCGAGTGCTAAATCGGTTGGCAACTCGGCTATGGATTTGTATTTCAATGCCGGTTACGCCGAGTGGTATTTCCTGAACAGCGGTACAATCGATGGTATTCTCCGCACAAATCGAGAGTTCCGCGATCCTATTGGCTGGACAAATTTTGTTTTAAGCATCGACACCACAATCAGCAGTCCCGCATCAGCGAGAATGCGAATGTGGATAAATGGCGTCGAGGAAACGAGCTTAACTAGCTCCAGTGGTTCACCCCAATACCCCGCACAAAATGATCTGGTTAATGTGCTGGCGGACGGCACAAAACTAGTGATCGGCGAAGATGACGGTGGTGGCTATAATTTCGATGGATATCTCGCCGATTTCATAATGCTCGACGGAATTGCTGTAACCGACGCGACAAATTTCGGACGCTTCAGCGACTCGCATAGCAGTGTTTGGGTTCCGGTAAATTACAGCGGCTCATACGGCACAAATGGATTTCGTTTAGATTTTGCTGTTGCGCCGGGCACCGGGAACGGCGCGGGCACTGATGTCAGCGGTAATAACCGTCACTTTACTGACAGCAATCTTGGGACAAATGATCAGCTCGACGACACACCGACAAAGGTATTTCCCACGTTAAATTCGCTTGAGCAAAATTCAACAGGCGTGACGCTGACGCAAGCTAATTTAGGTGTGTCGCGTTCGTCATCGTCGCAAGGTCTTGTTTCTTCGACAATGGGAATGACGAGTGGAAAATTTTATTGCGAAGTAACAATTAACGACGAATTCAATTTGGTGGTTGGATTAATTGAGGGCGCGTTGCTCTCAACGGCAAACAGATATCTCGGTCAAGATAGTAATACATACGGTTACGACCAAGGCGGATCAACCGCCACTGGTGGCAGCTACACAAGCTATGGAGCAGCATACAATAACGGCGATGTCGTCGGAATCATTTTTGACGCGGACAACGGTAAACTTTATTTCTCGAAAAACGGAACGGTGCAGAACAGTGGCAATCCGGTCAATGGTACAAATTTCGCCTATGAAAATTTAACAAACGGTCCTTATTTCTTTGGGGTTTCAGTCGAAAATGTGTCGACGGCAAATATCTTCAATTTCGGACAGTCGTCTTTTGCACACACACCTCCAACTGGGTTTGTTTCGTTAAACAGCTCAAACTTGCCCGAAGCGACGGTCGATAAGCCGGGGGATTTTTTCCAAGCAACGACCTACACCGGCAACGGATCGACAAGATCGATCACAACCGACTTTAGCCCAGCTTGGGTTTGGATCAAAAACCGCTCACAAGCGGACGAGCATAAGCTGGTCGACATCGTGCGCGGAGCGACCAAGGAACTCTCGTCAGACGATGCGTCGACAGC